AAGATAGTCTTTGCTTTCTCAGCAAACTCTTTTGAGAGTTCTGTGCCTTCTAATAAGGCATCAACGTCAGCGGAAACGTCAAGTTCCTCAAACGATGGTTTGATAGGATATGTCACATCAGGACCAGTTCCTGTTCCGTATGCAGCATCAGAACCAACTGTAGGTTGTGTTCCCTGATCTCCTGCATCTTTTGTTGATGAAGTCTGAGCAGATCCGTCGCTAGATGCATCTCCAACAGGAGCAGCTGCCTTAGCGCCAGGATTTTCCTCACCATCTGCATCATCCTCATTAGGAGTAGTAGATGTGCCGCCAAGATCAGTTATTGACTGACCTGCAGGAGCAGCATTCGTACCTACAGTAGGTTGAGGATCCTTGCCGCCAGAACCAGTCTGTGCGTCAGAGACCTGAGTGGGTTCACTACCAGTGCCAGGGATGACGGTTGCAGATACAGTTGGCATAGGATCAGCCGCATTCTCCACAATCACCTTTTGCTCGGTAACGAACTCCTCAAACTTTTCATTTAGCTTGTCTGACATTTGAGTTTACCTCGTAATTTCCGTATAATTAATCTAAGTTTATTTATAGAATCAAAGATTTGAGAGGAAATGCTCAAAAACTTTGAGCGTTTTCTCTTCCATGGTGCGGCGATTTGCACCGTCCATGTACCTTTGGTATTTAGCAACTTCCTTTTCTTTTAAAAGACCGTTGTCCCACACCCACTCTTTGCCTTCCATGATTCCATTTACGAAAGCATCGGGTGCGGATGGATCTGCTACTATATCAGCAGCAGTTGTAAGCATGAAGTCATCTGCAACAACGTTACAGTCTTCACTCTTTTGAATACTTCCCATACCACGAGAAGAAACACCTAACTGAACTCCTTCGCCAAGTAAACTCTTAGCTATGTTACCCATTGGTGTATCAAGGATCTGTGCTTTACCAACAAAGTTATTGCCTTCTGCACGGAGACTTGTAATTCTATGAGAAACCCTATCAAGATTGATAGTAGGACCATCAGGATGACCGAGTTCACCTAAAGCACGTTTTGATTTAATGTACTCTTCGTTGTATCTTCCAACTTCACGTTCGAGGACACTAAAGGGATACATACGACCATTTCGATTTTTTAATTCAGATTGTAAGAATACTCCCTCAATGTAAAGAAGTTTCTTTCCGTCCTTTTCCTCAGTAAGGATTTGAACGTCTTCAATCTGTTCCGTTATCAGTTTCATCGGTAGTTTCCTTTTCGGTAGGTTCATCAAAGAATGTATTTGCTACCACCTTTTTGTAATCTGCCATAGCTTCGGAAGCTTTGGAAAATAACATGTCGTGGATAGCATCGATAGCAGTTGCTCTCTGATTATCGTTGATCTTACCAACGATATCTACAGCACCCACTTCGCTATTAACTTCAGTTTTTTCAGCCATAATATTAGTTCAGTATATATTATTTATTATTTGTGGAAGGTTTAGGTGCGGATTTCGCTCTCTTTAGGTCTCTAGCTAAAGCTTCATCATCCGCTTTTGATTGTCTTTCTGCATCATCATCTGCTTGCATTGCTTGTATTTCAGGAGCGAGTGCCTGATTTGCTACATTCAATTGATCCAATGCATTCATTTCTGCAGGATCATTTGCAAGACCACTGGTTATATCAGTTGCCATCTGCTTATCAATCTCCCGCATATCCTTGTTAGTTTGTCCAAGAATATTCTGTCTAACATATTGTGTTGAGAAATACTTACCTACAAATGGATCCATTTGAGTAACAGTCATCATTCTCTGATTCATCATTTCAATTTCTTTAAGTTCATTGAAATGATTATCAAATAAGAAGTCAAACTGGATATGCTCTTTCATATCATCCCAGTCTTCAGGAGCTATTACTCCTTTAAGGATGAGTTGAGTCTTGAGCATGTCGTGGAACATCTCAGCAAATCTTTTACGTAGACGTCCAATGAACTTAGTGAACTTAAGTTCGTCACGGAGGACTTCAGTGGTTTTACCAAGGTTAAATCCTTTGTTGTCGTCTGTGAGACGGGATGGAGGAAGATTGAGGCTGTTATAAAGCTTCTTCTTAAAATACTCAACATCTTTGAGTTCGCCTAGGTTCTGTCCACCAGGCAAGGTGGTGATCTCAGTTCCACGTCCACCCTCTCTACGAGGTAACCAAAAATCCTCTAGCATACTCATATGCTTTTTGTCATCACGCATTTCACCAGTGTTTGCGTCATACACTAGCTTGTTACGATAACGACTCATAACATCACGAAGATATTGTTCCGCTTTTACCTTAGGTAGATTACCTACATCAATGTAGAATATTCTACGTTCAGGAGCACGGGACAGTCTGTATATAACAAGACTATCTTCAATCATTCTAAGTTGATTGAGTGCCTTGATTGCCTTATGAAGGAAACCAAGAGTCATTCTCTTGTTTAAATCTTGTAGTCCAGATGGTGCAAATGTAATACTATCCACTGCCATCTTGACACCTTGTGACAATGACATGTCACCAACTGGTCCTAAGACACCACCTTTATAAAATCCCTTTGGATTATACAAATAATAATCTACAAATGTTCCGTATTCGTACTCAAGTGCTGTGCCTTTAATTGCCTCTCTAGCTAGAGAGTCTTTCGGTTTTTGATCAATCTTTTGTCGGACCTTCTTGATCTTCATTGGATCAATATAACGAAGTTCCGTAATACCTTTCTTTGGATTTTCTAGGTCAATGACCTTGTGATAATAAAGTCTTCCATCAATATACCAAGATCTGACAATCTCATGTGCTCGATTGTCAAAGTTTAAAAGACGTTTGATATACTCAAACTCATCTCTTACCTTCTTCTTGATACTCATTCCAGCATCTAGATTATCTAGATTAACTTCTACAGGAGTATCATGAGCATCACTTACAATAAACTCATTTACAACTTCATCCACAGCACTATCCACTTCTGGATGTAATGCCATGTCTCTATAACGACGGATCATCTCAAACTCATTACGAGCTTGATTATCCGTATCCACATATGTTCCATAATAACCACCAGCTGCTACGGCTATCGCCTCATCAGCATTAGGAGGGACAGGGGATTGACCCTTCTGTCCCTCCTTGCGATTAATTTGGAAGCCAAATAACTGACTCATGATTACCTATTCAAATAAGTATGCTTCCAACTATTTATCATACCACGCCGATGCTACTTACGCCTTCTCTTGTTCCACCTTGTGCAGTGAAGTAAGAATACTGCCACTCAACTGTGAATTCTTCAACCTGATCATTGCTGTCATAAGCTAGATCGATAGGAGAAACGTTAGTTGGGAAGCAATGTAATAGTGTGTACTGTCTTAGGACAGCTCCACCTGCAGTTGCATCCTTTTCAAGTTGTTTAACAACTAATTCACCCATGTAACCATCACTCTTGTTAGGTTTGAACAGAGGAGATGAGTTATCATCATGAGTATTGATGCTATTTGCCCATTGCTCAAAGAAGGAGCGTAGCTTAAGATCCTTATCGTTAAAGAATGTTGCAGTCCAAGTATCGAAGGTACGATCACCTGCGATCTTAACTGTTCTTCCTCTGAAAGGAACTTCGATCACACCCAAGTTAGAACCTGGTAGTGCTGCGGACTTGCACATTACGTTAATCAAGTCCTGTGATTCAGTTTTATCTAGAACGTCAGGGAACTTGACGTCAACCATAAACATGTTAGGTTTGACGCCTTGCCCTATATTCTGTAAAAACGCACTTACGTTATTGACTGTTGCCATTGTTTTTTACCTCGTAATTTTTTCTCGTTATACTTTTGGATTATCTACCGACGACTTCAGCGAACGAGACACCCGTTCTTGTAGCAGTTACAGTAACTGTTACGTAGTTAATCGAGCGTGTAGGCTTGAGGTAGAGTTCAGCAACAAACTCATTTCTGTCTATGACTTCAGGAGTATTGTTGGTTTCATCACAAACAACTAGATAGTCAGTTACACCTCTACGTGCCTGAACCTCAGCAAGGTAAGAACCGATAGAAGAAGCAAACCCTGAACGAGTTGTTTCATCATTCTGTTCAAAGAGAACTGCTTCTGCAAGTCCTCTAGCTCTCTTCTCAACATTTAAGAATAAACGACGAACGTTAATTCTATCGAATGAAGAAGGAGATGCTAATGCAGTCTTATCACCAAATAGGATAGGACCAGCACCAGGGAAGGCAACGATTGGGTTTACTGCACTGGTGTAAAGATCGTCTCTCTGTGCCTTGTTAGGATTGAAAGCGAGTTTTACAACGTTTTGTAGACCACCACGACTAGTTCCTGCGGGAGAGAACCAATCATCTAGAATTGCGGAAGTAGATACACAAAGACCAGCAACGTCACCGTTACAACCAATGTAACGATACTTGTCGTTGAATCTATCGTATGTGTACTTAAGTCCACTGTCTTTTACAACGTAAGAACTAGAAGCAATATTATCCATAAAGGATAATGTGTTAGTAAGTTGAGTTGCAGGGGATAGTGCAGAACCACCAGAGGTAGCTACTTGAGCACCAGACCAAGGAGAAACAAATGCGATGCAATCTTTTCTGCTATTTGCAACAGCAGCAACTGCTTGTGCTTTAGCGATTGTATCTGCTTCATTAGCACCGTTACCACCCATAAGAACGAAGTCTACAGTGGTTTCTTCAGTGTCTAAGAATTTATCATATCCTGCTTGTACTTCACCTGCAGTATATGCATAGTCATCTGTACCACCAGATAGAGCACCACCAGCAGTAGACTTGATGTATGCAATAACCAATGGAGATGCAGCAGTAGCACCATAAGATGCAGCAGTAGCACCAGGATCTTCACCAAGTGTACTAAACTCAGCAGAAGTTAATCCTTGACCTGCATAAACATAACCAGAAAATTCATTAACATAATTTTTCCAATAAGAAGATGCACCTTCAGGTGTCTTACCATCAGAAAGTTTTGAGAGATATGTCATTCTCTCTACAATAGTATTTGTTGATGTGTCAATAACAGCAACGTGTACTTCATCACCAGATAGATAACGCTCAGAAGCGTAAGAGCTAGTACCAGGACGAGGAGCGATTGCTTTGTAATTTAAACCTGTTGAACCAATTGGAAGTGAGTTCCAATCAGAATTAGTAAAAGCAGACTTAGTGAAACTATTACCAGTTACTGCAGGAGCAGCACCTTCTTTAATACCAACAGTGTTGGCATCGATAACAACTGTAACTTCATGGTCATTAGCACCATCGTTAACTGTGCCACCAACTGAAAGACCATGACCTGCTTTGGTCATCTTTGCATCAGCAACTTTATCTACAATAACAACATGAAGGTTGTTACCATCTGCACCAGCATCTCTTGCAGCAAACTTTTCAGTAGTTACTCCTGCATCGAAGTCTTCCTGACTACCGATAAGAACTCCTGACCCAGAAAGGGTTGCGTTTAATACTCCAGTAGCTGCACGAACAACTGCTAATGTTCCACCATAACGAAGAAATTCAGATGCTACCAACCAATCAGAAGCATTAGCCTCATCTGGTGCTCCAAATACATCAATTAGTTCTCTTTCAGAACCGATTTGTACAATTTTGCCTACGGGTCCTTTGCGAAATGAAGAAGATATAGCAGCACGCAAAGCACTACTACCAACTACAACCGCATTGGATAAATCACGTTCTCTAATAACAACACCAGGCGAGACTTGACTTGCCATGTTTTTTTACCTCTTAGATATCAAATTTATCTAAAAGTATTTAGAAATTCTACTCTCTCAAGAGGGGAAACAATGCATGAACAACCTACCAGTCTGGATATTTCCAATCAGAGAATGGATCTTTCTTTTTTCTAGCTTTTAAAATTCTTTGTATAGTACAATCCTTACATTCATATGAATAGGCAGATGGAAGACCTCTCTTTTGTCTTCTCGTCATATAATAATCTTCAATTAGATTCTTCTTTTTATGACACGATCTACAAGTCCTCTCTTTGAAGAGAAGATGTTCCAGAGAAAACTGATCCCCAATATCCATCAGAAGGGTAGCATATACGTAACCTCATCCTGCTTATCTCCGTATGCCCACAGTTCACCGTCTGCGTCCACGAAGGTATCGTCACCCAAGCCATCGTCAATAAACCCAAAAGGAGCCATATCCTGTTCAATTTGGTTTCGTTGTTCATCGTAGATTCTCCTCCTAATATCTTGGTCGGTCATCTCTTTGAAATATTCTTGCATGACTAACCATGCAAATAATACCATACACATTACTAGATCATCATGATATCCCTCGTCTGCTTCCCATGCTTGTTTCTTTTGAACAAACGTAGTAAGTTCTTGGAAAATATTAAAGTCATTGAATAATAATTTATCTTCTTCAATAATAGCTTTAAGATTAGAGCAACCAATCTTCTTAACAGTTATACTCATCTTGACTCCTAATTGAGTCTTGTTACCAGAGAACCCTTGACCTACTACTTGACCTGCTCTACCTCTCATAGCACACATGAGTACATTAGGATACTCAAGGTCATAATTTAATGTTGCTGCTATGCTATCACCAATATCATTAACCTCTACTAGGATGTATGGATTATTATATTCTTTAGCTACTTGGAAGATGACCGAGGGAAACAGTACAGGTTTAATCTCATTATTTCTGTACTTCGCAACGATCTGATACGGCACACTGGTGATATCAAACACGATGAAAGCAGAATAGTCGCCACCGATACCTCTGGCAACATCGACAGTAATAATATATTCGTGATCTTTTTCTGCTCTCTTATAAATGTCAAGTCCTGCATTGCTAGCTATGGGGTCATGGAATGGAATGTTCTGAAGTTTTGCTGGACTGATTAAAGTATCAGCAGAACCAAGGAAGTCACATTCAAATTCCTGTGCAAATTGTCGTGGAGATGTGTTTTTTAATGTCTCTTCTTTCCACTTGGCATCTCTACCAGGTACTTGAGACCAATGTACTTCATTAGTAGTATAACCATTCTTACCCCTTTTAGCATCTTCCCACGTCTTATAGAAGTGGTTCATACCATTAGGAGTAGATATGATTATTACTTTCGTTGACTTACCAGAAGTAATAGTAGGATAAACCGATGCAAAGAATTGTTCTGCAACATGGTTCGGAACGAAGGCGAACTCGTCAAGGAAGAGGATGTTAAACGACATGCCTCGGACAGCACTTGCAGACGTAGAAGCAGCCAATATCTTTGATCCGTTTTCAAGTTCAACATTTCCTTTATTCCATACTAGTATACCATGTTGCATCCACTTAGGCAAATTCTCATATGCTAATTGGAGTCTTCCAAGTAGTTCCCTTGCAGTAGAAGCTTTGTTAGCGAGTATGCCGATATTGACACTATCATTAAAGATAGCATAATGTAAAAGGTAAGCCACGACAGTCGTACTCTTACCTGTTTGCCTAGGGAGTTTTGCAATGTTAAACCTATTGTTATGAAAATCCATCATGATTTCCTTTTGGAAATCGTACATAGAGAAAGGTACTAAACCCTCATCAAGAGATATAATTTTAATATAATTCAAGGCAAAATAGAGTGGATCATTTTTACATTTGATCCATTCATTAACTTGCTTCTTTGTAAATTGTATCTCAGTACCTGCCTTCTTCAGGTTGGGGTTACCAAGATATACGTCAGTTGCTACTGCCATTATTTTGTTTCTTGAATTGCTTCTTTAATAACTGTCTTTAATTGTCTTAATTTCTTTTTACCAAGACCAGCTCTTGTATCTATCTTAACCTTTAACCAATATACAAAGGCAAGTACCAGTATGAACTGAATACCTTCACCCCATGATAGGTTCCATGCTTCATTAAGATCTAATGATGCAGCAGCGAATGTGTTTAATAAATTCATTTTTCAGCAGCGTATAATGCAAATGTAGAAGTAGTTATAACAGTCATCATGTTAGCAATGTGTTGCTTAACATCTGAATCACATGGTTTAGCTCCAGGAAAGAAACATCCAAATATAGTTGCTCCTACTATTCCTAACTGGAATAATATCAC